GTAAAACAAAACATAAAAATGTTTTTACTAGGAGAAGGATATGAAGAGAATGTGCATTTCATTATACAAAAAGTACCAAACATTGTCAATATAACCTATGGTAGAGATGTGGGTTACAAGATAGAACAAGAATCTTTTGATAAAGAGACTGAATCAATTTCTGCAACAGAAATTAGGAGACAGCTTGGACTCACAAAGTAAGTCAATTGCAAAAGCATTTTCATGGAGAATACTTGCAACAGTTACTACAGGATTAATAGGTTATGTCCTTACAGGTTCAGTTGAGGTTGCTGGTGCAATCATGACTTTTGACTTTATAATAAAACTTATACTATATTATTTACACGAGCGATTATGGAACAATGTCCAATAAAAGAAATGGAAATAGAATTTCAGTGTGTTATAGACACTGAAAATAGTTTATTTGAACCAGTTCCAGCAAAAAAAGTAAAACCAGAATGGTATAAAAAACTACCAGCAATAATTAAAGATTTTGGTGGTAATGAAATAGATACTATTAAAAAATGTCCATCTATGCATGATTGGTTATCTATGGGGTATCTTATTAGAAATAGACATACAGTTTTAGTTTTGTTAAGTAAAGGTAATCATGGTGAACCAGTGTCTATATCTTTTGCACTAAAAGATATGTCGACAGAAAAACTTTCTTATATTAAAACATTAGTAAAAGAAAATCAAACACAAGCTGCAATAGATTATATTAGAGTTAATAAACTTGATTTACATGAATTAACTGATATGTTATCTAGGCCCGGCGGTCATCCAGCAAGGCAACTAAAAGGAATGAGTAGAGATGACAAGATGCAACTTAAATTTAAAATGGATTTTTTGATAAAAACGCCCGAAGGTACATCTTGTTATTATCTTGACCCTTTTCTTTTTGATAATCCATATTTGTCTACATGGCAAGGTATTATAGATACTGACAAATTTAACCAGTTGACTACAAATAATATTTTAATTTTTTATCCTAAAGTAGATGAATCTTTTATAATTTCTAAAGGTACACCACTGGTACAAATCGTACCTTTTGTTAGATATCCTTGGAAAAGTAAAATTACATATTTAACTAAAGAAGAAATTAATGAAAAACTTGAAACAGATATAAAAGGTGATTTAAAAGAAATGAATCAAAGGGAAGATGTAAAAAATGAAATAGTTGAACAATATTATATAAAAAAATTTAAAACTAGAAAGGAGTATTCATAATGTATTTACCTATGTTTTCATGGCATGTGTTTAAAGCAAACTTACTTGATTTAGGTTTAGTCTCCCAAGAACAACTAGATGCAATGAAAAAAGAATGCTATACCATGAGAAAAGAAGACCCTATAGGACGAAGAAGGTCTAATAATGGTGCTGGTTGGCAGTCTGTAGATGGTGTAAATGATAGACCAATGTTTCAATCTTTACTTAATGGTGTAGAAGAGGTTTTTAATAAAGAAGTATTCCCATTTCATTGTGGAGAACATCATAAAAATTTTAATCTAGAACATGGTAATTATTGGGTAAACATAAACTATCAACATGGATATAATAATGTGCATACACATCCAGGCTGTTGGTATAGTGGTGTTGCTTATATTTCTGTTCCAGAAGAGACTAGGGGTTCTGGAGTTTTACAATTCTTAAGTGGTCAATCAAAACACATGTCAAACTTTATACATGCAACTGCAAGAACTAGAGATAACTTTGTTATAGAACCAAGAGAAGGTGATGTAGTATTATTTCCCTCTGCTATGCAACATTATGTAGAACCATTAGAAACAGACTTTGATAGGATTTCAATTGCATTTAATAACTCATTTAGTTGGATGGGGGATAAAGAAAATGAAAACAACCATCCAGAAATAGAAGCAAGAAAGGTAAACGATATACCAGTGTTTGAAGTTTGTCCAGACAGTGGAAACATAAGATTCCCTAAATAACTGTATACATTATATTAAAGGAATCTATTATGGATATGGAAACAGGGCATTTACTATGGAATCTAGTTCTTACTGGAATTGTAGGGCCTTTCTTATGGTTCATAATTCAACAACATAATGAACTTAAACGATTAGAAATTTTACTTAATCGTACCAGAGAAGAAGTTAATAGAGATTTTGTTTCTAAAGAAGACTTACATAAAGACATGGAAAGAATGATGGACTCATTAGAGAACATCAATAAAAAAATAGACGATTTTCTACTTTCAAATCAGAAATAACATAAATAGTATTAGAGAAAAATAAATTTCTAATAGGATTATGTTATGGCAGCTCCAAACAGCAAAGCAACACTTAAAGAATATGCATTAAGACAACTGGGTAAACCAGTGTTAGATATTAATGTGGATGATGACCAGATTGATGATATTATAGATGATGCATTACAATATTTTGCAGAATATCATTACGATGGTACTATTCGTACATATTTAAAACATCAAATTAACGATACAGACCTTGCAAATCAGAAAGCAGATGCAAGTATGTCACAATCATCTACAGGTTCACATATATCTAGTAATATGACATTTAAAGAAGGACAAGGATATGTTGTTCTTCCAGAATCAGTTTACTCAGTATTAAGAGTATTTCCATTCGTAGACAAGTCTGGACTTAATATGTTTGACCTCAGATATCAATTAAGGTTAAATGACCTTTATGATATCTCTTCTACATCTATCGTGCAATATGAAATGGTACAAAACCATATTCAATTATTAGATGAAATATTAATTGGTCAAGTACCAATTAGATTCAATAAAGCACAAAATAGATTATATCTAGATATGGATTGGAATAATGCAGTTTCATCTGGTGAATATATTATCATAGATTGTTATAGAAAGATAGACCCAACACAATTCACAGATGTATATAATGATGTCTGGTTAAAGAAATATGTTACTGCATTAATTAAAAGACAGTGGGGTATAAATTTATCTAAGTTTGATGGTATACAATTACCAGGCGGAGTAACCTTACAAGGTAGAACAATCCTTGAAGATGCGAATACAGAAATAGAAAAGTTAGAGGAACAAAGTAATTTATTACAGACTGAATCTGCTATAATGATGGGGTAATCAATGCCTACTAATGTATATTTTAACCATGCAGTTCAATCAGAACAAGACCTACACGAAGATTTAGTTGTAGAGTCTTTGAGATTCTATGGTCATGAAGTATTTTATCTACCAAGAACTATTGTAGATGAAGATGAATTATTTGGTGAAGACACTTCATCAAAGTTTGGTGACGCATATGCAGTTGAAATGTATATTGAAAATACCGAAGGATTTGAGGGTGAAGGAGACTTACTCTCTAAATTTGGTGTCGAAGTAAGAGACCAAGCAACATTTATTCTATCCAGAAGAACATGGCAAAGATTCATATCATTAGACCAAAACCTTGCAACAACAACAAGACCTCAAGAGGGAGACTTAATTTACTTTCCTCTCGGAAATCAAGTATTTGAAATTAGATTTGTAGAACATGAGAATCCATTCTACCAGTTAGGTAAACTTAATGTATTCAAACTACAATGTGAGACATTCGAATACTCACACGAAGAAATCGATGTTGGTATTGCAGAACTAGACAATATCGAAGACCAGTTCTCATATCAAGTTACAATGACACTTGGTGCTGGTTCTGGAGATTTTGTAGTGGGTGAGACTGTAACACAAACAGTTTCATCTGGTAAAACTGTATCTGGTAATGTAGTATCATACTCATCGGTAGGTGAATCGACCAAAACACTTAATGTTAATAACATAACCTTTAGTGACACAGATGTCCCAGCAACAAATACAATGTTTGTATTATCATCTAATGCTGGTGCTGGTAACATAGTAGGTGCAACAAGTGGTGCAAGTAGAGTAGTATCAGTTGCACCAGACCAATATGTAACTCCAAATGACCCACTTGCAGATAACAAAGACTTTGAAACTGCTGGTGCAAACATCGTGGACTTCTCGGAAAGTAATCCATTTGGGTCACTATAAATATTATGATGATAAATTTTATTAAAGAACTATCTACTTTTCAACAGGGAAATAAAGAAGCAAAAGTATATCAAGCAGAATATGGTTTTGGATGTAGGTTCTTTGAAGATAAACTTTGGATAAAAGACGAAGTATATACAGAAAAAAGTGAAATATATGCAGAAAACGCTGCAGAAAACTATGTTTTAGGAATTAAAAATGTTAGGTAAAGCACATTTCTATCATGAAGCAATCAAGAGAGCAGTATCAGTATTTGGTACTATGTTCAATGAGATTGATATTCAAAGAGATAATGCAGATGGAACTACATCACAAAATATAAGAGTTCCACTATCTTATGGGCCTAAACAAAAATTTATTGCAAGATTAGACCAAGCAGCTGACCTTATGGATAACACAAATTCAAGAGTTGCAATGACTTTACCAAGACTTGCATTTGATATTACAGGGTTAAACTATGATGCAGAAAGAGAACTTGGTAAATTAAAACAATATAAACTACAAGATGCATCGGATAATACAGTTTTAAAAACACAGTTTGCACCAGTTCCTTATAATATACAATTTGGTTTATATGCAATGGCAAAGAATACCGAAGATGCATTACAGATAGTAGAACAGATATTACCTTTTTTTACACCAGACTTTACAGTTACAATGACTACAGTGCCAGGCACTAGTGAAAAAAGAGATGTCCCTATTGTATTACAGGATGTATCTTATGATGACCAATATGAAGGTGATTTTCAATCTCGAAGAGTAATTATTTGGACAATGAACTTCGAAATGAAAACATATCTATATGGTTCTATTGGTAAATCAGAAATTATTAGAGATGTTCGTGCAAGAACCTATATTACAGATGATGGTCAAGTAGATGTAAATGCTGGAAGACAAAGTGAAGTATCGGTAATACCCAATCCAACAAGTGCAAGTCCAGAGACCAGTCCATTAAATATAACTGAAACAATAAACTTTTTTGATGGTAATAATACAGACTATCTAACTGATAGAACAACAATAGGTGCAATAGGTTCTCAGACACCAGAAGACCAATTTAGTATACCAACTGGTGGTGGAGAATCCCAAGATGATGATGGAAGTTCTGGTGGTCAGCCTATTACCACTTATCAAATTACAGTTGATTCTAAAAGTGGATATGGTGAAACAGGTAATGCATACTACTACAATGGTGTACAACAACAAACATTTAGTTTGGTTAGAGGAACAACATATAGGTTCTCACAAGCAAACGCATCGAATAGTGGTCATCCATTAAAATTATCAACAACTAGTGATGGAACACATAACAGTGGTTCTGAATATACTACAGGTGTAACTTATGTCGGAACTCCAGGCTCATCTGGTTCTTATACACAAATAGTAGTAGATAGTAATACACCAAGTACTTTATATTACTACTGCACAAATCACAGTGGAATGGGTGGCACTATAAATATATCATAGTCGGATAATATATTATGAAACAATCAATAGATGAAAAACTAGATGAACTTCTAGATATCAATAACGAAGCAGAAGAAGTAGTCAAAGAAACTAACAAACACCTAGTTCCTAGAGACGAGAATGGTCGTTTTACAGAAAGAAAAGATGAACAACAGGTTGACTACAAATACACCAGAAACACTCTGTATGGACTCGTAGAGAGAGGACAGGATGCAATTGAGGGTATCCTAGACCTTGCAAAAGAAAGTGAACATCCGAGAACTTATGAAGTCGCAGGACAACTTATAAAAACAGTATCCGAAACTTCCGAAAAATTATTACAAATACAAAAAATGATGGATGATTTAGAGGACGATAGACCAAGAAATCAAACAACAAATCAAAATTTGTTTGTAGGTTCTACAGCAGAATTACAGAAATTATTAAAGAAACAAAATGCCGAAACCAAAGAATGAAGGATATCTTGGTAATATCAATGTCAAAAGACAGGGTGTTTCCGAGGAATGGACAGATGATAAAGTACAAGAGTACTTAAAATGTACTCGTGACCCTTCATATTTTATATCAACATATCTCAAAATTATCTCTTTAGATGAGGGATTAGTACCTTTTAAATTGTATGACTATCAACAAAATCTTATTGAACACTTTAATGATAACAGGTTTAACATTGTCCTTGCCTGTAGACAAAGCGGAAAATCAATCACAGTTTGTGCCTATTTACTTTGGTACTTACTGTTTCATCCAGAACAAACAGTTGCAATTCTTGCCAATAAGGGTGCAACAGCAAGAGAGATGTTATCTCGTATAACAACTATGTTAGAGAATGTACCATTCTTTTTACAGCCAGGCACTAAAGCATTAAACAAAGGAAGTATTGATTTTGAAAACAATTCTAGAATTATTGCAT